TTTTCCTTCGATAAACCAGAGGCCACCAATCAGATGGCGTGCCCATTGGTTTGTTGCTCCGAGCCAAACTTTGTTGTTGTGCTTTTCCATGTCGGTGTAGACGAAGCGCCAGCGCTGATGCCACACCATCTCACGCACCCCCGCCTGCTTGGTCGCTCGGCTGTTCGTCGCAGTCTGCGGAAGCATCCTCATTTGCTTCATCGACTTGTTGGCAGTTTTGCCTGCCGCAGTCGGCGCATTCGGTGTGCGTGAGGTTCGAAAGCGGGCCGCGCCATGTCACGGTCCCGTTGCAAAACGCGCAGATCATGCCGCACCCCCACTCACGCCAGCCCGATGGGTAGGATGGTCTTTGTTCACACAGACCGCTGACACCTGGGCTTTTGCCATGGTCAGGCAGGTGTCCAGGTCATGAGGGCCAGATGCATAGAGCTGTCCTTTGAAAAGGAAGATTAGGAGCCAGATTTCGGCGTTCATGGCTTGTAGCTCCCGTCACCTTCGTTTAGGGCCTGATCAAGGAACGCCGGCGGCCCACTCTTCATGCCAGCTTGGTGGGAGGCGATAGCGAAATCGACAATGGCAACAACTTCGGCGGCGGTCGTAGGCACTTTGCCGCTGACCATTGCCTTCGCGTTCGGTCCGCTTGGGTTCAGCAAGGCGTCAACAATGAACCGAAACCGTAGAGCGTCCTTCCGCGCCGCATCCACCTGCACCTCTCCGGGTGGAGGGGCGGCAAGAGGGCGAAGGCGTTTGAAATGCTCGTCAAATTCCGCTACAGGACGAGCCCAGATTTCCCCGTCTTTGCCTTGATAGATGCTCACCTTGTCCAGATGTAATAGCGCTGTGGCGCTCTGGACCGTCGCAGTCCCTAATAGGGTATATTTTCCGCCCGATAGAATGTGACCCCATATCCAGTTTGAGGATGAAGATAGGCGCCTCACCGGTTCTCCCATGAACGATGGGGCTTCCGTAGCCTCGCGCAGCGCCCTGGCTAGCTGATTGCAGTTCTCGCACTCCGGCTCATCGTCGGCGTCCCGGGCTATTAGCTGGCCGTATTTGGGGTCCCGAAGAACCTCGGCAAGCCACTGCTGTAGAGATTCCTCGGCCACCGTTTCACCTTCATGGCTGTCGATCAGGTGACAAATGAAGTCCGTTGCTGTCGGTTCTGCTGGCGCTGCACTGGGCTGGGTGGCGGCGCGCAGGATGAGAAACTTGTCGCCTTCGCGGGTGACGTAGTCGCCGACAAGCAGCCGCTCGTTTTCGTTATCCACGGCCAGCAGCAGGTCATCCACGACATCGCTACCATCTGTGGTGATATACGAGGCGTTAGGTTCACCCTCGTCTAGCTCCGGAAAACTATTGGCCCAGCTCGCAATTGCTGACGCGCTGGCGGTATCGCCGTTGAAGCGCAGCACGGTCGGCGCAGGCAAAGCCCCCGTCCCTTGACGGCTGGCGGCGAAGCCTGAAATATGTGTGGCGGTGCTTGTGAGCAACCGTCGCTGATCGGGTGTAAGTTGAATTTCTTGAACCCGAACCCCCGGTTCGTCCGGAAAACTGAAAACCAGTTCGCGGATCGTTTCCACCGCCGCCAACCACTCCGAGGCGAACTTTCCTTCGCCTACTCCAGAATTTGCGCCAATGCTCATGAGATTTTGTATCGCCGCCCTCACCGTCACCTCTTGCGCCACCACAGGGGCAGGAGGGGCGGTGTAGAGCGGCTCAAGGTCATCCCACGCTTTGGCTTCGTAGTAGACCCGGAAATTGCCCTCTTGCCGACGCCATGCCACCGGCTCGCTCTGTCCACCCGCAGCACCTGCCAGAAGTGCGGTGCGGAGGGCGGATTCGATCTTTTCCCGAGCGGCTACGGCCTTTTTGTCGAAAAGCTGGGCGGCGGCCTTGATATTGCAATGCTCCTCCCATCCTGTTGACCAGCGATGCTCGCCGTGTTCGTCAACTAGCGCCATCAATTCGGCGATAGTCGCCTCTACCGCCACACCTGGCGCTGCTGTTTGGGGGTTGGTCATGATGGGTCCTTCTGGTGATGTGTGATCAGTGGGCGTTTAATTACTTCCGCCGCCTGCTCTGGTGTCATGTCGGGCGGAAAGCGGCCGCCGCATCCTTTCCGCACAAGCGGTTCTGCCCGACACGCTTGTGCCTCGTCGTGATTGCAGATGCGCCACGGGCATACCCATGGTTTTGGTGGGGTGCTGTCGTTCATCCCTGCTCCCCTTGAGTAGTGGTAGCGAGAGCGGCGTGCACGGCGTCGGCGCGAGAATCGTATTTCTGGTTGTGCCCAGCCAGAGCCAGCAAAAGCTTGCCGACCTTGGCGTCTTGATCGGCATCCCAGTGCGCGTGTGCGTCTCGTGCCAATTCCACAGCGCAATGCAAGGCGGTCCGCAGCCGCACTACCTCTGCCCGCTCGGCTGCTATGGCTTCAGTGGCGTAGGCGCGCATTTGGTCGGATGTCCACAGCGGTACGCTTTTCCCGTCGTCTGGACTGCCGACAGGAATGCTGTAGGCGGTATCGGTGGTTTCACGTTCCTTGAACTCGGCCAAGGACACGGGAAACATGTGCGCAGCGGCTTCGTACTGATCCGGCAACTCCGGCAGTCTGTCTACCTCTACCATGGCGGGGGATTGAGGGGTGTTCATATCAAGCTGCCCGGGATCAGCGGTGTAATCCCCATTGCCTGCTTGATGTCGCCGGTCAACTTGTCAAGCATTTCCTGCTCCGTTGTGTCCTCACCTTCAAGCGTCGAAAGCACCGAAAGGCAGCGGCCCAGCAAATCGCGCGTCGGGTTGGGGCGTGGCGGGACAAGGCCTTGACGCTCAAGGCTTGCAATCACAGCCTCCTCACCGGCGTTGCGCTGTGCCCTTTGGATTTCATCAAGTAAAGTCATCTCAATTCCCCTTAGTGTTCCGGTGTTAGTTCTGTGTTGATGGGTAGGTGGTCAGAAGGGAATGTCATCGTCCATATCGTCAAAGCCTGACGAACGGGGCGACGGGGTATCCGCTGGCGTCTTGGAGGGTGTGGCGGCGCGCTGTGCCGGGGCTCCGTCCTGCTTGCTCCCAAGCATGAGCATCTTGTCGGCTCGAATTTCTGTGACGAATTTCTCCACGCCGTCCTTGTCGTTGTATTTCCGCGTTTTCAGCGAGCCCTCGACGTAGACCTGCGAGCCCTTGCGAAGGTACTGACCGACGATTTCAGCCAACTTCCCGCCAAACTGGACCCTTGTCCACTCCGTATGTTCTTTGGCTTCGCCGGTCTGCTTGTCTTTCCACTTTTCAGTTGTGGCAATCGTCACGCTGGCGACTTGGTCACCGCTTGGGAAAGAACGCATTTCCGGATCACGTCCGAGGTTGCCGATTAGTTGGACTTTATTAAGGGATGCCATTGTCAGCCTTTGATGGTTTTGAGGGTTTCTTGAACAAGATCGAGAAATTCAGCGCGGCGCTTTCTGAGCCGCTTCAGCCTCGCATTCCTCGCGGTGGAGACGATGCACGATCAGTTGCTTGTCCTCCGGGAAGTCTGCGCAGTAGCTGACGAAATCGACCCATTCCCGCGCCGTGCAGTCCAGATGACCGACAAGTTGCCATCGATAAGTAGGGTCGAAATTGCCGCGCAGTAGGGTCGCGTAGTGCGTCGGGGCAATGACCGACTTGATTTCAACTACACCATCCTTTTTCACAAGTCCGTCCGGGGAGTCGCCGTAGTCGCCCCAGCAGAAGAAGCCGCCGTTATCGACACTGACAAACCGCTCCTGCTCGTAAAGCATCCGTGCGACGGGCTCCTGTTCGTGGCCGCGCTCCGTGTGCTCATTGCTAAAGCTGAATTCGGCCTTTTTGCCGGTGCTGATTTCCAGGGCGATTTGTAGGGCATAGCGCTTGGCTGGTTCGCCGAATGCCTTGCCGTCGTTCGCCATGAAACATGCGAAGTTGGACGCCGTCGCCTTGCCGCACCGGAGAGCCATCCATGTGTCGGTGTTCTGCTGGACATCATGAAACTGCATGTTCGGCCTCCGGCGTGCGTTCTGGTGGCAGAGTACATTCGGCGATGAGTTGCGATTGGTGGTCAGTTGAAATGTTCACATGGACCAAGACGGCATCAAGACTGCCATCGCGCTTGTAGGCCGCTTTGGCGTTTGCCCATGCCTTGGTACTGGCTGGCGTCAGAACTCGCCGCGTCGGGGCTTGTGGGCTGATCCGTAGGCCTTCCATCGTCTCCTTGCCAAACTTAACGTTATGGTCAACGTAGACGGTGATTCGGACGTTCTTCCAGTCATCGATGAAATGAGAGCCGGTAAGACCCTTCATGGTCTTGCTGTTGGTCGCATTCAAGATCATTGGCTTGAGCTTTTCGCCGGGCCGGATTTCCTGTTCTGCGAAGTAGGCCGTATTAAACTTGTCCTTAGTCTTCTTCGTCTTGTCGCCCTCAAGCGTGACGCGCTGTACCGTCAAAACAGTAGGCTCGACAATGTCGGCGCTGCTCAAATAAGGGGAGTCGAACGCCTTGCGGAAATGGGTTTTTTCAGTAGTCATGGTTAACCTTTTTCGTCTGGTTCAAGGCCCTGATCGCGCACCAGCGCCAAAGACAGATCCATTGCCATCAGCCAACGAATCGCCACGTATGCCGTTACGTCGTAGACCTCGGCCAGCAGGGCAATAATCTCGTCGTCGCCTGGTTTGGCGACATCCACCGAGTTGTCCGGGAAGGCCACTACGGCGCTCATTTCGGCACCACCACGGCGGCGACCAGCATGCACGCGAGAACAGCAGCTACCGCAAGAACAAGGCGCTTCCAGCGAGAACCTTCGTCAAGCAACTCAAACGGATAGCCCGGATTGCTGCTGTCGCTGTTGTCGGTGATAAGCTGGGAGCTGTGCAGCGTTGCGTTATTGAAGTGGCAGCCATCCCCGCAATTGCGCGGAGTAGGGCATGGTTGTCTGCCTGAGTCGCAGTAGATTGAGCAGGTCATACCGGCGCTCCTTGAAATGAAATAGCCAGGACAATCGCCACTACGGCAATTGCAAGAGTGATGCTTACCGCCTTGTGTGGCAGAGCTTGCGCGCTCGTCTGCGAAGGCTTGAGAGAGGGTGCGCGCATAGGTGCGGGTGGTGTCGTAGTTCATGCAGGCCTCCACAGCGAAAGCGTCTTGGCATTCCGACCCCGTGCCCACGATTGCCCCTCAAGCACTTTCATGCCGTGATACCGAGCACAAAACACCTCGGGGCTGTTGACCGGGATGTGACGGACCAGCCGACCAGTAGCGGCCATGTACAGGTACACGTCGTCATCGTTGAACTCATCCCATGAGAGGTAGACTTTCATGGGCTCGGCCTTTGCCATGGCTTCGGCAAATTCGGACAGGACCGGCGTCGGGCTGCCCCCGCAGAAGTTGCGGGCAATCGCGGCGCCCTCGGACTGGTTGATCGCGTTCATGCAAGAGCGTCCCGGGGTCAGTCGGCCACTTGACGCCAGCCTTCGGGCGTGTATTCGCGCTGACGGCGAAGCTCGAACGTGCCGGACGGGATGGAGATGGTTTCGTGCGTGTCGTGGCCCCGCAGATGCTCCAGCAGCGCTTCGGTCTTCTCGGTCGCGTCAATGACCTGGAGATAGCTAACCATCGGATCATCCGTGGTGAACACTTGCACACCCGGGCGCTCGGCGATGACGTGGTGGTGCCCTGTTTCGCTGTGGGCAACGATGAAATTACCCCTTTCGGCCGTCATGGGTTTGGCATTCGCAGGGATGGCATCGATGCGACGGATCAGCAGATCGCCTTGGGCGGCGCATTTGGTAAAGCTTTTCATTTCGGTAGCCTTTCGTTTATTGCGGATGTAATCGGCGAGCGCGAGAATTCGACGCTCGTCCTCCTTCAGGTATCCAAGTGCAACATTGCAGGCGTTGCACAAGATGCCTCTGAAGCCATGCTTGCGGGGCAATACGTGATCGTGGTCAATGTGCTTTTGCCTCCCATTGACCGGATCGCCGCATGCTTCGCAGTGATCTATCAGGCGATGCGCTATGTAAGCGATTCGCCCATACTTGCTCACGATGTCTCGGTAGCGTTTTTTCCCCGGGTCTGCCCTGTAGCGTTCTCTTTCCACGGCTCTGAGGCGCTCTGGATTCGCGGCATGAGCAGCACGCCTAGAGGCGTTGCGCTTTTCTTTGTCGCGGGCGTGCCTAGCTCGGTCGCGCTCGCGTCGCCTTTCGATTTGTGCCGGCGTCAGAGTCATTACGTGCGCACCTCGGGCAACAGGGATACGTCATTTGGCAACCCATATGTCCACAAATTGGCTTCACTGGCCGTGCTGCACTCCCGGGGGACTGGCAGCGCGAAAAGCCGTTGTGTACCGCAGCGCACACTCAAAAATCGTTCGGGGCCGGAGTCTGGAAGGTTCACCTCCAGAAGGGTGCCGATGTGTTCGTCGTCGTCTTTGTTGATGACCTTGGCGTCCAACTCGCTGAGAATTTGCGCCCAGCCCAATATCTCGCAGGCGGCGCGGCGCTGCTCGACGTTCTCCCATTGCAGAGCTTCTTGCGGCGTCGGCTTCTTGGTCGTGACCCACTCGGCAGGGATTGCCGTACCGTGCCAGTGGTGCAGGGCCCAGCCATCACGGTACGCAATGCTTGGGCCGGTTTCCCCATGCAGGCGGCCAGCATCGTCGCGCTTTAGGAGGTTTGGCCGGTCGCTGATGGCCAGCACGTTTTCGTGCCACCAGACCCATCCGCAATTTTTCGCGAGTATTTCGTCTATTTCGAAGCGTTCGAGAGTTTGGTCTTTCCACCCCAAAATATCGCGAAAAAAAGAAACGTACGCGCACCAACCAGACCATAGCGCCCCGCCTCGGTCGTTGTTGACGCTCGACCTGACCTGCGACTCGACCTGCGACTCGACCTGCGACCTGACCTGCGACCAGACCTGCGACCAGACCTGCGACCTGACCTGCGACCTGACCTGCGACCAGACCTGCGACCCGACCTGCGACCTGACCTGCGACCCGACCTGCGACTCGACCTGCGACCTGACCTGCGACCAGACCTGCGACCCGACCTGCGACCAGACCTGCGACCAGACCTGCGACCCGACCTGCGACTCGACCTGCGACCTGACCTGCG